CCCCTTGCTGTCTCGCCTACTTCCCATTACTGCCCACCTGCCATGAGTGCCTGCTGCATCTGGGCAACAGCCGTTTCAGGAGACATCTGCTGTGCTTCGGCGGGCATCTCTTCCGGTGGCGCTCCCTGCGGTTGCGGTGGACCCTGAAGTCCCAACGCTTCCTCCGGTGCTATTGCCTGCCCCTCTTCAGGGGGTGGTGCCAATGCCGCCTGCTCCTTGCTGATTTCCTCGTCTGCCTTCTGAATGGACTCAAAGATGTCGTGACCCTTCTTACGGAACTTCTCTATCTTCGCTATATAGATAATCGGGAGTATCCCCTGTATGGCCTGCTGTTGGATCCCAGCCATGACCGCTTCTTCCAATGACTCTTCATCCACCCGGCGTCCTTCTGCTTCCGGGTCGTCAATGAACGGATGCCGTGCCCTGAAGGTAGCCAAACTAATACCCTTCATTTGGAGCAACTGTCCCAACTGGATAGTTGTTCCCTGTACGTCGGCACCGGGAATCGAATGCGATACCACGTTGTCATAGATTTCAAAGTGTTCATCAGGAGTGAACTCAACTTGTCCGAAATCACCGGTATAACCAGTGAAGGTTGAGATTGTCTTATTTCCCCAGTACCCCTGCCAAGTAGCGAATAGAGTTTCGTTCAGATGGGGAAGATGTGCTTCCATGATTTCTTGAAGTTCTTGTACGCGCGGGTCAAGTGATGCCCCCATGAGAGCATCAATGCCGCGACCAGTACGAAGAGCGCCATATGACTCTCCGCCAATCTGCGGGACCGTTCCCGTGGAGACTCGGGCATTACGTTCGAGCCTATCGATGGCGATGTTTGTTTGCTGATCGGGCGCACCTCGGAGTTCTCCGATTTGTTCTGCGTCAAGCAGTACGTTGACTTGTCCTTCACGACCATCTTTCCATTCTCCTCCGACAATCATCGGAACCTGACCTGAACGTCCAATGATGTAACGATCTGGGAAGATCGCCTTTTCTTGGGCGATCAGTTCAAGTGCCATAAGTTTCGCCATCAGATCGACCATGCCGACAATGTTCGACACCGACGATGCGATTCGATCCAACGTCACCTTTCCGGGTGTGATGACACACGGCCTTCCGGCCTTATTGGGATAACGAGACAACTCCAATGATTGTGACTGTGGCGAAGTTTGCCCGTACGGCGCGTATCGTGGACCCATGATGCCGATAACAAACTCCTCGGCATCGATCCATTCGACACAATCCCAGAGTTCCTGACTGGCGGTCTTGTCGTTAGCAACCGGGCCACCGTTCTCCTGACGAGATTTCGGGTAGTGCGCTCGTAGCCAATCTCCCGACTTGCCGTAAATCATGCCGCAGTTGCGAGGAACGTCGTAGTTCTCCGCAGCCTGTGGTTCTGGATAAACCCCTAGAGGATCCCGAACTTCAATCCTTGGCATACCCATATCGAAATCGGGCATAACAACCAGCGCAGTTGTCGCATACCCGGCGAGATGCCGATATGCACGACGCATCTTCAACTTGTATTTGTTCTGATACCACGTTGAGGCAAGCGCCCGCCTGCGAATATCGGCATACTGGCGTGACCGTTTGCCTCGCTCCTTGCCGGGATCAACAGCAGGACATCCGATGTAGGGCGTCACGGAAGCAGCCCGCTGTGCTATAGCATCGATATTTTCTGAAATCAATGCCGGAGTAAGTGGAGGAAGAATCGGCTCGTCATCCATCGACGGAAGTGGTATAACATAATCACCGTTATATCGATCCTTGATTTCCTGCATGCGATCCAAAAGATCGCTTTGACCGGCCTGTCGCTGACGGACGATCCCGACGATCTCTTCGAATGTTAATGCCATTAGTACGCCCCGATTCCCACACGCCTCTTGCTATAAGGTAGTGCCTTATAATCAAATTGGCTAGTATCCACTTGGAATGCGGCCCTTCTCTGCCGCCAAAGAATCCAAATAAACCACAGTGCCATAACTCTGTCCTGCCGAAGATGCGTACCACGCATCAGCGGACGCCATGATTTTAACTGACGAATCAGTTCATCAGCCTGATGGCGCGTCGGAGCATCATCCGCATACGGAATCTCAATCTCACCGCGCATAAACGACAACGCCATCGACGGGATCCCAATAGTTTCGTCATACTTGTTCATTCCAGTCAGATGCTCTCGTACCCTGAAACCGTACTGGTCGGTCATCTCAATAAGACGCTGATCCCTTGACAAGCCCTTCTGGAAGACCATCGCCTCAATAACTACATCAGAGACGCTTGCCCCGTTCTTATTGCATCGAAGGATGGCGTCTTCGACAATGCCAAGAATCTGTTCGTTGCGAGTTAAACCGATGTCTTCTCGCAGAAACAGGATCTTCAACTTGTCTTCATGCGGTGTGGCTGCCATAACGCAGTTATTCCCGCCCAGAGCAGGATCCAATCCTATATAGACTGTGCAATCCTTGGGTGGGTCATGGAGGGTGGATCGTAGGGGATGCAAGCATTTCTTAATGGAGTCGTCAGTAAACGTAGCCGTAAGCGAACTTGACGGCTCCTGCATGTAGTTACGGGACCACGCCTCCTCACCGACCTTGCGACGGATGCGGTCCAACTGTTCCATTGAGAACATCTCCGGCCACAGCGGTTCCGGCTCATCATTAGCGTTATTTACGATTGCGGGGAAACGGATGACTTTGAGGATGTCTTCATCGATTTGGAGCATGACTCGCTCGTAGAAGTCATCCTCACCGACACGGGTGCCGTTAATAGTTGTTCTTCCGTTCTCACCGGGACGAGTCAGCCAATCCTGCCGGAAAATCTCGAACATCTGTTCGGTCAGGTTCAGAGACACCCTTGACTGGATATCATCAATATGTAGGTGATCGGTTCGGGTACCAGCAATCTTAGATCGCCAACCCAATGAAACCATCGAATAGTCGCGTTCATCATGCCTACTCTTCTTAAATACGCTGAAGTAGTCCGCACCCCAAGGTTGCGCGGTTTTGCGCCCAGATTGGTTCTGAGGAACAAAAGGTCCGTATTTCGCTACATACCCCGGAAACGGCCCATGAGGTTCCATCCGTGAACGGATACGACCCAGAATCTTACGAGCCATGTCCTGACCCTCAGATCCAACCGTGATCCTGAACTGAGGGTTGGTAGCCAGTTTGTAACAGAAATAGTCTTCAGCAAGCGTTGTCTTACCGTGTTCCGGGGGCCAGAGGATCAGCGTGATATTGCCGGGAGGGGTCTTCTCATATGCGTCTATCGCCGCGATATGGAACCACGGAGAAGAATGACCGAAGTGTTCGAACCTGAAGTCCTCAAATGTTCCACCACTTTCTTCAGGTGGACCCTCCTGAGCGAATTTAAGTCTGATCGCATCAACCTTTGCAGCAAACTCAGGAATCCGTTGACGCCACTTCTCATACGCTGACCGTGTAACACCGACGATTGCCAACGAGTCGTTGATCTTCCCGTGGTGTTCTATCGCCTCCAGAAAAAGTCTACGGTTGCTTTCGCCTCGTTCTTTACTTGCATTCCCCGTCATTACGCAAAAACTGACTTTGCTACTTGCAATTCGATAATATCTGCGGCAATAACGCCTTCTAACCCTTTGACTTGAACGGTATGCACACCTACTTCGTCAAGGACCAGATCTGTGTAATAGATCCCTGTGGCGCTCTTTGTCGGGGTTGGGAGCGTATCCGTTCCAGCGGTCCCGGCTGTGTTCTTGCCGGATGGTCGTCGCCAAGTAAACACAACATCGTCGGCGTCGTCGGTCGGATCGGTGTTAACGGCATCACTGGTAAACGTGGCCGTCAACCTAACCGAATCCCCTTTATCATAGATCGCCATAACTACTCCTTAACCGATTGCTGCAACTAGCAAAGTTACATCATCTGGTTGGGTGACACTAAGGATAACATGCGGAATTGGCATACTAACGGTGAGTACCGTAGTCAGTGCTGCCGTACCCGTTATCGCTGCGGCAATCAACGCTTCCTCAATCGGATTGGCGGTAACCGACGCAGTAGCGGTAATCGCCGCCGCAATGGCCGCTTCTTCAACCGGGTTCGCTGTGACCGCCGCCGTCCCGGTGATAGAACCGGCGACGAACGCCTCTTCAATAAGTGTCGCCGTGACCGCCGCAGTACCGGTAATGGCCGCTATGAGGAATTCTTCCCCGATGATTGCCGTGACCGTCGCACCGTTTCCGGTGACAGCGGCGGCTATATACGAGTTCTGGCTCAACGCTGCGGTCGTAGCGCCCGTACCAGTGATCGCTCCTTGAAGGGCGACCGATGAACTGATCGCGGCTACGACAGTGGCCGTGCCGGTTATCGCACCGGCAGCACTCTGGACTATGACCGGAGCGGCTGTAACGCTGGCCGTTCCGGTGATAGCAGCCGCTATCGCTGCCTCTTCGACT